GGTATGATTGATTACGATGAAGTCGAAAGATTAGCACAAGAACATAAACCTAAAATGTTAATCGCAGGTGCCTCTGCATATCCAAGACAAATTGATTGGGAAAGAATGAAATATATTGCTATGTCAGTTGAAGCTTACTTAATGGTTGATATGGCTCACTATTCAGGTTTGATTGCTGGTGGTGTATATGATAGTCCTGTACCTTATGCTGATTTCGTTACTTCTACAACTCATAAAACACTTCGTGGTCCTCGTGGTGGAATTATCCTATGGAATAACCCAGACTATACAAGAAAGATTAATGGTGCAGTATTCCCAGGAACACAAGGTGGTCCATTAATGAATATTATCGCAGCAAAGGCACAAGCATTTATTGAAGCAAATACTCCAGAGTTTAAAGAATACTCTGCTCAAGTTGTGAGTAACGCAAAGGCATTTGCTGAAACATTAAATAAAGCAAAAACATTGGAAGTATTGACAGGCGGAACTGATTCGCATATCATTCTTGTTAGTTTAGTTCAATCTGAATTAAGTGGAAGACAAGCTGCCGATACATTAGAGATGCATGGAATTACCTGTAATAAAAATGGTATTCCAAATGATCCGAGAAACTTTAAAGAAACAAGCGGTATTCGTTTAGGTACCGCAGCTGAAACAACAAGAGGCTATAAAGAACAAGATTTCATTAACTTGGGGGAAAGAATTGTTGATATATTAGAGGACCCAACAAAATGGAAATGATTGGACAATTAGGATTACTTGCCGTATTCTTATGTCCTATGGTATTTGGTGGAATTACTACCTACTTTTGTCTTAAAGCACAAGAACCAATTACAGAACAAGTTTGGAAAGAATGGAGAGAAGATCCTGAGTTCCAAAAACAAAAAGTAACAAGCAGTATTAATTATAACGAATAGGAGAATATTATGGCATTAAAAATCGGCGCATATTCAAATGTTCACGAAGGAATTAAGAAAGGTACTTCAATTGGTAAACGTCCAAAGTCAATGGCGACTATGAACAAATCAAAGAAAAGATCTTTCAAAAGGTATCGTGGACAAGGGAAATAGAACTTGTATTATATTAGGTAATGGTGAATCTCGTATGGGAGTCAATTACCGAAAAGAATATCCTGACGCATTTGTGTACGGGTGTAATGGCGCATATAAAGAAAAGCCTGATGCATTAGTTTGTGTTGATGTATATATGCAGCATCTAATTTATAAGTCAGGATATTGTAAAGAAAATCTTTGTTACTTTTCCGAATGGGAAACTCTTCCCGGTGACGAAGGTTATAACTTAGCAAAACAATTAGGCAAGCCTGTTATTTCAAATGACAGAGAAGATCGTCAAACTTGTGTCGTATCAGGTTCTGATGAATTTACATATGTTACTTGGACAGATGATGAAGACATGGTTAAGACAATGCCTGAAATGCAAATCAGTTCTGGCTCAAGAGCATTATTAAGAGCATGTGAATCTGGTTGGTTCAATGAAATTATACTATTAGGATTTGATGGTATAGGAGCAGAGAACATATATCAGAATCACGAAGGATATGAAAAGTCAACACCAAGAGCTGAATGGGCAAGAGAAAGAATGGAAATCATGACAGCTCATAGAGATATACTTTACGTTCAGAAATGATTTATAATAGATTAGAATCAGCGGCATACGGAGAAGGAAGAAAGTACTTCAAGTGGTGGGTCCGCGTATGGTGTAATCGCAATAAATAAAGTATTAGGAGATTATAATTATGTATGAGTATAAAGCAAAATTAATTAAAGTAGTAGACGGAGATACCGTAGATGTCGATATTGACTTGGGGTTTGGTGTTTGGCTTCGTAGCGAGCGTGTTCGCATTATGGGTATTGATACACCAGAGTCTAGAACGAGCAACAAGGTTGAAAAACTTTTTGGACTTGCGGCAAAGAAAAGATTAAAAGAACTACTGAAATCTGATGTGGTATTAAAAACATTTAAAGGACGAGGAGGAGAAGATGCAAAGGGCAAGTTTGGTCGTATCCTTGGTGACTTTAATGTATATTATCATGCTGATGATCGTGTCTGTCGAGTAACTGAAATCATGGTCAAAGAAGGTCATGCAGTTGAATACCACGGTGGAAGTAAGGATGATGTTGAAAAACAACATTTAGAGAATCGTAAAAGGATTCTTTCCGAAGGACTTATCAACGAAGATACATATAATAAGTATGTAGCTTCTGGTAAATATGATTGACATATTTGCATATTTCAATAATCCTTTTATTTGTCATTCCTGTCGCGTCATGGTATGCGGCTGTATGGATGACTGATTATTTTGATGGTAAAAAATAATGAAATTAACTATTGACATTCTGAATGAACTATAGTATAATATACGGTATATGAGATATAATAATAAGAACGGAGGATTGTCTGTCGACTTAACACCTAGACCTAGACATCCTAAAGATAAAAGACCACCTACAGCAATGCCATTTGATGTAGGGTTGAGAAAGTTTAGAAAGAATGTTGAAAAAGCAGGAGTTCTAAAGGATCTGAGAAATAAAGAATTTTACGAAAAGCCTACAGCAAAACGTAAAAGGAAAAAAGCTGAAGCCATAAAAAGACATCAGAAAAGAATCGCAATGGAAAACAGATCTTTTTCAGCAAGAGGACAAAGAAATTACAGATAAACTATTGACATTCTTATATTAATAGATTATAATATAATTTGAGACGGTGGGAATAGACCATGACGGCGAGATGGAATCACGGAGTTAATAGCTCTACCATTTAGGACCCACGACGGTTACTGAGTTCGGGAGCAACTCCTGAAGCACCGACCGATATACCGAGCGACGTAAGTTTCGAGGTATTTCAACTGAGTGTGGACGAAACGCCAAAGAACCGACCACTGTCTCCTCTTTTTTGAATGGATTTTATATTATGGGATTAGTACGTGGAATGTCAACGCTTAACACTCGTAAGCGTAAAGTAAAAATCACAAAGGCCAAGTTAGCTCAATACGAGCTTGATTGGCGCGCACACAATCGTACCATGAAATCAAAAGGTCTTCATGAGTTGCGATACGAAACCTTGGATGAATATATAAATTACTGTTTAGGTAAAACAAAAATCACCAAGGAGTTCAAACCTTACAAACCAAACACTTCTTATCAAAGAACCACTCCAAACTATCCTAGTATGGAAATATCTTCTAGGTCAGGTGGTAGTGGAACTAAGAAAGAATCACCTAAATATACAGGAACACTGATTAAAGGTATTGCTACAATGCATAAATCAAATGCAGTTCCTATAATTAACCAAAAACAAGCTGAAGAAATATCTAGGATGGCAAGATGACACTATATTACGACTTTAACTTTGAAATCGACCGTGAAGGATTAAGGTTAACCGATAAACACAGAGAAGATAAAGACTTTAATCAAGTCGACATCGACAGGACTCCATTAAAAGTTGGAGATACATTTGTTTTAGAATTAGACGTGGATCGCTGTATGTTCTTTCGTAGGACAGGCAATCAATTTACAGACGATAAACAATTGGAGTTAAATTTTGAGTAAGAACGATATCACAGGAGATAACCTAACAAGTAAAGCTCCAAACAAAGCGTATGACGATGGTTGGGATCGTATCTTTGGTAAAAAGAAAAAAGAATTAAAGCCGTATAGCAATGATGGCAATAGTGCTGAACATGTTGAGGTACGAGCTAATTGGTACGGAGAGGCTGATGTTGATGAAGATGCAGAATTAAGTTCTGAGTTTGCTCATCCTGCTTATACAAGATACCCTCATCTTAAAGACCAAAAGATGAAACAAAAAGCAATGACTGAATTAAATTATGATGGCAACGAAGATCGTGGTCGTTACGGAGAAGATGAATCGAATGATTGAACCTTGGAAAATTATACAACAGTTAGAATCTGATAACGGAAAGCTTTTCAAAGAAGACGTTATTAGAGCTAATATTGATAATACGGAATTCGTAGCAGGATTAAGATTAGGACTTGATAATATGGTAACCTTTGGTGTTGCTCAAGTTCCTATTAAAAAGGATCCAACAGGAGAAGGTATTCGTCCTGAAGATTTCGTCAAGGTTGCTTCTCAACTTGAAAATAGAACATTAACAGGTCATGCTGCTCGAGATGCTATTCTTGTATTAATGGCAAAAGCAACACAAGAACAATGGAATGATTGGTATCGTAGAATCTTAATTAAAGACTTTAGAGCAGGTTTCTCTGTAAGTACAGTCAATAAGGCAGCAAAAGGTACCATCCCTGTATTCAAGTGTATGCTTGCCCACAGCGGAGATAACAATCCTAAAAAGATTACAGGAGACTGTGTTGTAGAATATAAGTACGATGGTGTAAGAGCAATCGTAATTGTTAAAAACGATACTGCTACCATTTATTCTCGTAACGGAAAACAATTAACTAACTTTCCACATATAGAAGAAGCATTCAGTCATAAGATGTTTAATAACCTTGTCTTTGATGGTGAAGTAATGTCAGCCGATTTTCAATCACTAATGAAACAAGTACACAGAAAGGAAGGTGCTGAAACTCAAGATGCTTACTTTGCATTATTTGATTTTCTACCTATTGATGAGTTCAGAACAGGAAGTGGTACATTACCTCTTATTAAAAGAAAAGAACTCTTAAAAGGATTTGAACACTCAGAGTATTTTAAAGATTGTATTATTAATACTAAATATCAAGTCATTAACATTGAAGACGATGCTGATAAATTTAAAGAAATTAATAATGAAGCAATTGAAAAAGGTTATGAGGGTATTATGGTCAAACCTATTAACGGAATGTATGAATGTAAACGTTCTTACGGTTGGTTGAAAATGAAACCTTATATTGAAGTTACGCTTAAAGTTATTGATATTGAAGAAGGAACCGGAAAAAATGAAGGAAGTACAGGAGCACTTATCTGTGAAGGCACTGACGAAGGTAAATTTATCAAGGTTAATGTTGGCACAGGTCTTAGCGATGATATGCGGGATGATATTTGGAATAACTCTGACGCTGTACTTGGTCAACTAATTGAAGTAAGGGCTGATGCCATTACAATAAGTCAAGATTCGGAAAATGAATATAGTTTACGCTTTCCGAGATTCAAATGTTTTAGAGGTTTTAAACCAGGAGAAAAACTATGACGCAATATGATGAAGTAGTCGATAAACAAAGGACTATGTTAGAGGCTGAAGAATGGTCAATGAAAGTAAAATCCATTCATGTACATTCTTTTAAATCTATGTACTATGACGACCATCCTGAAGATACAGAGGGTGGAAAAATGGTCACTGATATAGAATATAATTGTGGATTAATTAAAAGGTCTCAAGGTAGTAAATTTATTCGTAACTTTGGAAAAGAACTCAAAGGCGAAGAATTATACGACCTTTATGTAAGACAATGAAAATCTTTAATCAACTCGGATTTTTAGCTTTAGCATTAATAGTAGGAATGGCTTTCGGCACAATGAAAGTCCAAGGTTCAATAGATTATGATTATGTTACTACTCAAGACGAACATTGTATGGCAAAGAATATTTACCACGAATCTCGTTCAGAGAACTTGGCAGGAAAATATGCTGTTGCTGATGTTGTATTGAATCGTGTTCGTGATGATAGATATCCTAATAATATTTGTTCAGTAATATATCAAGGTAAACATAAGCCTTCTTGGAAGGACCCTAATGTTCTTGTACCTATAAGAAATCAATGTCAATTCAGTTGGTATTGTGATGGTAAGTCAGACGACGCTGTAGACGCTGCTGCTTGGAACGATGCATTGTTTATTTCTTATAATATTATAAACAATAATAAGTATCGTGGAATAACCGAAGGAGCAACTCATTATCATACGACTTGGGTAAATCCTTATTGGGCTCCAACATTACAACACATAGGAACTATCGGAAGTCATATATTCTATCGAGCAGAATGAATAAATAACTCTATAAATATATTATGGAGTATATTATGAAATACGCTGGTGTTGACTACAGCTTAAGTAGTCCAGCAATTTGTATACATGAAGGCGAAGAATGGAGTTATGATAACTGCACCTTTCATTATTATGTAAAGCAAAAGAAATTGCTACAAGGAGAGAAAGGTCAGTTTCAAGCAACAATGTATCCTGACAATTGGACAACCGACCAAGAGAGATACGATATGTTAGGTTCATGGTCGCAAGAGAAATGTTTTGAATGTGACTTCGTTGGAATTGAAGGATACGCATTTGGAGCAGTAGGTAGAGTATTTCAAATAGCAGAGAATTGTGGTTTGTTTAAACATAAACTATATGAGAAAGGAATACCTCACGAAGTTTATCCTCCAACAATGATTAAAAAGTTTGGCAGTGGAAAAGGTAACGCAAACAAAGAATTTATGATTGAAGCATTTGAAAAAGAAGTTTCTATTGACATTCGCGAAAAATGTGGTATAATAAACAAATCATGGAATCCTATTACTGATATCGTAGATTCCTACTATATTTGTAAATATGGATTCTATAAACAAAACGGAAAATTAGATGATAGTAATATTTAACGGTCCCCCAGCTTCAGGCAAAGATGAAGCAGCAAGTTTATATAAAGAACAGTTTGGATTTGGCAACCTGTCTTTTAAGTATCAATTGTTTAAAGAAACGATTGCACATTTTGGTGTTGATGAAAATTGGTTCATGGAAGGTTACGAAGATAGAGATATTAAAGAAAAGAAAGAATTTGCTTTAGGCGATAGGTCAAGAAGAGAAGCAATGATTCATGTATCAGAAGATATCATTAAACCTAAAAATGGCAAATCGTTCTTTGGTTGGAAAGTATCAAAAGAAATTGAAGAAGGTGTACATTACGCCGTAGCAGATGGTGGATTTGTTGAAGAACTTGTACCTTTAATTGAAAAGGTTGGTGCAGAGAATATAGTTGTTGTTCAAATTACAAGAGAAGGACATGATTTTTCAACTGATAGTCGTAGATACTTCAATGGTAATCTAATTAAAGAATATGTAATTAATCATCCAACAAAAATAGATAAGACTTTTGTACTTGAACAGAAATTACCAAATATTAACACATATCGTATACATAATAATGGTTCAGTCAGAAACTTTCATAATACACTAACTGAGATTTATAATGAACTTAATGAAGAGTTTAAACTTGATAGCACTAACGGACAAATTACAGAATCTACCGATACCGAACATAATCAATCTTAAAGAATGTCAAGATCGTAAGTCCTGGACAGAATCAGAATTTCTACGACACGGTGTTAATAATATTAAAGTACATTCATACGATCGTTATGAGGAAGGCAAAAGTATTGCTTTCGTAGGTGATCCCAGTGTAGTTAATACTACAACTAAAGGTGTAACTTCCTCACATTTACTTACTATTAAATGGTGGTATGAAAATACAGATGAAGAATACGGTTTATTCTTCGAAGATGATTTAGATTACGAAACAATTCAATATTGGAATTTTACATTAGAAGAATATATTGAAAGATGTAATCAGTGGGATTGGGGAGCATTACATATGTGTAATGTTTTTGAATATCCTTATGATTATCAAAACGAATACATTCCGATGGTACCAAAGCGAAGAGAACTCTGGGACCACGGTTTACAAGCATATGCAATTAAAAGAGAATATGCAGAAAAATTAATAGAATATTATTTTGGAGAATATTCAGATAAGATTCATTATCGTATGCCACTTGGTAGTCCGGTAACAACAGAGAATAATATATTACATGGATTTGGGTTAGTTATTTCCTTTCCTTTATTCAACCATAATGTAACTGACTTTAGGTCTAAGAATATATATTATTATAACGAACAAGCAAGTTCAGCTTTTTATTCCTACGAGTTCTTAGATGGATGGTGGGAAAAGAAAGGTCAGTGGTTATCACTTGATGGCATATTTGATAATGAACGTGAATCACATAAAATTTATGGAGAATTATAATGAGTTGTGTATATAAAGGTGAAGTTGTAGAAACAGAACTGTCTAAGAATTCAAAAGGCGGAACTGAAATGATGAGACAGCGCTTAATTGATAATATTGATAAAGAAGTATTAGAAAAAGTAGCAGTACATTTATCAAGACCAAGAGAATTATACGATGATGTCCCAAATGTACTTTGGTGTCATGACCTCGCAGAAGATCCTGAAAATAAAATCTTAAAAGAAGGTGGTTGGGAAAAATTCCATCACTTTGTATTTGTATCTGCATGGCAGCGTGACCAATACATTGTAAGATTTGGTATTCCTTATTCAAGATGCTCAGTTATTCATAACGCAGTTGAAGTGAAATACAACCCTAAAGAAAAAGATATGGAAACAATTCGTTTCGTCTATCATACAACTCCACATCGTGGATTAGAATTACTTGTTCCTATCTTTGAAACTCTATGCAAAGAATTTGATAATATTCATCTTGACGTATTCTCAGGATTTGAGATTTATGGTTGGGAAGAAAGAAACGAAGCATATAAAGAAATGTTTAAAAGAATTGAAGACCATGAACAAATGACTTATCATGGTGTTAAATCAAATGATGAAGTTCTCGAAGCTTTAGACAAATCTCATATTTTCTTATATCCAAATATTTGGAAAGAAACATCTTGTATTGCATTACTTGAAGCAATTAAATCGCAAATGATTTGTATTCACCCAAATTATGGAGCATTACCTGAGACAGGTGCTAATGCAACAATTATGTATGATTGGAATGAAGATATGAATCATCATGCAAATTATGCTTTTGCTGTGACAAGACAAATACTAACACAAATGAAAAACGATCCCAACTATTTCCATGGATTTACTTTCTCTGATAGATTTAACCTAGCAAGAAACTCAGTTGCTTCATTTGCCACTATGTGGAATACTTTACTAAGGAACATTGGTGATGTCTACCAAAAACAAGGATAACTTAATACCTTTTCCAAATATACATTCAAATCCACCAGTTGACCAAATCAGTGTTTCAGAAAGAATTCGCGAATATAAAGAATCGTATTCTACGGAACTTGCGGAAATTATATGGGAAAATGTATTAGGAGAAATGGCAAGAGCAGGTTGCGACTTTGATGAAAACATGGATAAGTACTTTCCTTCTATGATTCTTATCTTTGAAGCAATTCGTTCTTTACATCTACAAACAATGGGTGAAGAGCATCAATTACAACCATTTGCTGAAAATAATGTTATGATATTGGATTCTGACCCAGATCGCCTATCTGGTGGACTCAAAAAGAATTTAGAAGAAACTATTGACATCGACGAAGATTTAGATTAAAATATCCAATACAAATACAATTATGAGTAAATATTATGATATTAGTTGATTATAACCAAGTTATGCTTGCGAGCTTATTCGCAGGTATTGGTAATCACACAAACGTCGAACTTGATGAAAATCTTCTCCGACATATGTTCCTAAATTCTATTAGGTTCAATCGCAAAAAGTTTCACAAAGAATACGGAGAGATTGTTCTCTGTTGTGATAACACAAACGTTTGGAGAAAAGATTACTTTCCATATTACAAAGCAAATCGTAAAAAGAATCGAGACGAATCAGAACTTGATTGGAATATGCTATTTGATGTTATCCATGAAATCCGTAGAGAGATTGAAGAGTTCTTTCCATATAAGGTAGTATATGTTGACCGCTGTGAAGCTGATGATATTATCGCAACACTATGTATGGAACATGGCACTGAATTAAATACAGGAGCAGAAAAGATTCTGATTCTTTCAGGAGATAAGGATTTCATTCAATTACAAAGATTCGCAAATGTTGACCAATACAACCCGGTCTTAAAGAAATGGGTAAGACATGCAAATCCTCAGCAATATATAACCGAACATATATTAAAAGGTGACACTGGTGATGGTGTTCCAAATATATTGAGTGAAGATAATTGTTTGGCAGTCGGTAATAGACAAAAGCCAATGACAAAGAAAAGAATTGAAATGTTCACCAATACTCCAGAACAAATGGATGAGGAGACTAAGTTAAGGTATAATCGTAATAAACAAATGATTGACCTGACTATGATACCTGAGGAATATCAAAAGATTATCCTCAATGAATATAATAACCAAGAAGAAGTTGGCAGATCACATCTGTTTAACTACTTCGTAAAGAAAAAGTTGAAAAACTTAATCGGAGACTTACAGGATTTTTAATTATGATTAGAGATGCAGTGTGTGACGTTATTGACGGCACAGTAAAACAAAAAACAGTAAAAGAGAAAGTTGCTTTTTTACAAAAATATCAATCAGTACCATTAAAAGGTGTTCTTCGTTTGATTTATGATGAAGACATTGAATTTATGGTACCTGACTCAAAGCCACCTTATAAAGAAAATAATCTGATTGACCTTGATACTATGTTGTATCGTGAAGCAAGACGTTTAAGAATTTTCTTCAAAGGAGGCGGTTACGACAACCTCAACCAAATGAGAAGAGAAACATTGTTCATTCAACTTCTTGAAGACCTATACCCAGGAGATGCAAAATTGCTATCAGAGAATATGATTTCTCATACTCCAGTAAAAGGCATTACAAGAAAGACAGTTGAAGCAGCATTTCCCGGCCTCTTCGAAACACCTCTTCCAGAACTCGGATTTAAATAAAAGGAAAAACACTATGTCTAGGCGCAAGAAGGTAAGCGCAGATCCCAACGATTGGGATGAATACAAAAAAGTAGACAATAAAAGGAATAAAAGTTCCAAGAATGAAACTAGGAACATTCGGAAACAAAAGCTATCCGAAAAGAAAAACTTTTTTTCATAAAACTATTGACATTTGGTCAATTCTTTGTTATAATATAATTTGAAATGGAAAAAGAAATGACAAAAATGAACTTTAGAACAGATAAATTAATACTTGTAGACTGTGATGGTGTACTCCTTGATTGGAAATATGCTTTCTACAGCTTTATGGCTGACAAAGGCCATATTATGCAGGTACACGGTCAATATGAAGTGGCCGAGACATTTGGCATTACAAAAGCCGAAGCTAAGAAACTAATCAGACAGTTTAACGAATCTGCAAGAATCGGATATTTACCAGGATTAAGAGATGCAATTAAATATGTCAAAAAATTACATGACGAAGGTTATGTATTTCATTGTATTACTAGTCTCAGTACTGATTACTATGCCGGCAAGTTGAGAGAACAAAATCTTGAAACATTGTTTGGTAAAGGTGTATTTGAGAAAGTAGTTTGCCTTGACTGCGGTGCAGATAAGGACGATGGATTAGCTCCTTATAAAGATAGCGGTTGTATCTGGGTTGAAGATAAACCTGAAAACGCAGAATGCGGTCTGAATCTGGGTCTTAGATCTTATCTGATTGCACACGATTTCAACGATGATTATAACCATCCTGACATAAGAAAAGTTAGGCTTTGGAAAGAAATCTACGAAGAAATTGTATAAATAAAAATATGCAATATAGGATTGGATACTAAATGCCGACATATATCTTTGAAGACACTAACACAGGTGAACAATTTGAAAAGTTCATGTCTATCTCAGCCAGAGAAATCTACCTTCAAGACAACCCACATTTAAAGACTATCATATCCTCAGGGCCAACATTGATTGACAGTGCCCGACTTGGTCGCATGAAACCCGACCAAGGTTTTCGTGATTTACTTTCGTCTATGAAACAAAACAAATCATATACAGGAAACAAAATCAACGACTGGAAGTAATTCTAGAGATTGCCTCTGCGTTGATGACAAAGGAGGTTATTTATGTCAAGACAGCGTCGATTATCACCAAAGGAGCGGAAGTTATTGAAAAGGAAACAAGGAAAAGGAACTTTGGATACAAAATTCTCAATGCGAGATATTTCCCCAATGACAGATACTCAAGAAGATATGTTCGACAGCTATCGTGCTGGATATAATATTGCTGCCATAGGAACGGCAGGCACAGGAAAAACAATGTGCGGATTATATCTTGGTTTAAGTGATATTTTAAATGATGATGATTATGACCAAGTTATAATTGTTCGTTCTGCAGTTCAAACTCGAGAGCAAGGTTTTATGCCTGGCACTCAAGCTCAAAAAGAAGCAGTATATGCAGTACCTTACGCTGATATCGTTAACAATTTATTTGGCAGAGGAGATGCTTGGGAGATACTCAAACAAAAGCATTCTGTTAAATTTATGACATCGTCGTTCGTTCGCGGACTTACATTTGATAATTCTATTATTATTGTAGACGAATGTCAAAGTATGACCTATCACGAACTTGATAGTATCATAACAAGAGTTGGCGATTCTTCAAGAATTATATTTTGTGGTGATACAGCGCAAGATGACCTTGCCGGGAGTAGGAATCGGAATGATACATCCGGTCTTACCGACTTTATTAATGTATTAAAAAGAATGGACCATTCCTTTAAGATAGTTCAATTTGGAATTGAAGATATCGTAAGAAGTGGTTTAGTAAAAGAATATATTATCGCAAAGGAGAAACAATCATATAGGCCGCCTTTAGCAATGACTGCCTAACAAACTAGGAAGGGGATCTTCGGATCCCCAACCTTTATAGGATTATATTATGAAATTATTTGAACACAATTCAGAGGCACCAGTCCTCGAAAAACTTACACGAGCAAATGTAGACGGTAAACGTATTTACCAAACTCCATCAGGTGAAGGTTATCCTTCAGTCACAACAGTATTAGGTATTCTTGGAAAAGAATCTTTAATGGCATGGCGTAAACGAGTTGGAGAAGAAGAAGCAAATCGTATCTCTTCTCAAGCCGCACGTCGTGGAACTGCAGTACACAAACTATGTGAAGATTATTTGGATAACGATCCAGATTATAAAAAGAAACATATGCCTGCGAACATTGATATGTTCAATAAGATGAAACCAATTCTTGATGATAAGATAAATAATATATGGTACCAAGAATGTTTCTTATATTCTAACGAATTACAAACTGCTGGGCAAGTAGATTGTATCGGAGAATGGGAAGGTGAACTTGCTGTTATTGATTTTAAGACATCAAGGAAACTTAAGAAAGAAGAATGGATTCTCAATTATTATATGCAAGTTGCATTCTATGCAAAAGCATTTGAGGAAATGACAGGTACTCAAATTAAAAAAGGTGTTGTCTTTATTGGTGTCGATAATGAAGATCCACAAATCTTCAAGTTTGATACGACTGATTACATTGACCACTTTAAAGCTGTAAGGGAAACATATAAAGAATTATATGAAAAAGAAAAGGTACATAATCTCTGATATTAACATGGGTGTTTTCTTAGGAACATATAACGGATACGACCTAGGAATGGAAGATGATGGTAGAATATATGCATGCTTTGCTGCGAACAATCCTTTTGGCTTAACTACATGTTGCTCATTTAAAACTGAACGTGCAGCTCATCATTATATAACTGATATGTTTCCTCTAAGAAAGCAAAGACAGCTTTCAACACTTGAAGTTGAAACAGAGTCAGAATTTCCTACTGTTGTTGACATAATCAAGTCAGGTCATGGAGAAGAAACATTTGATATGATAGATGGATTAGTTGCTGAAGGCAGCCAAGTAATACATTAATAATAAATATCTATTGACATCATAAAGAAAATAGATTAAAATAGCTCAATTATGATTAAAGATACAAAATTAATTCAAGAAGCGTTAATGTTGGCCATTCGTGCACACGATGGTCAAAGACGGAAGTATACAGGAGAACCTTACTCCATGCATCCTATTGGCGTTTCAAAAATAGTAGAGACAGTAGAACATACTCCTGAGATGATTGCTGCTGCTTTACTTCACGACGTAGTTGAAGATACTCCTGTTACATTTAGAGAAATCAAAGATACATTTGGTACCACAGTAGCAGAATATGTTCACTATTGCACAAACGTTTCCGAAAAGGAAGATGGGAACCGTGCGTTCCGCAAAAAAATGGATGCTGACCATTTTGCTCTAGGACCTGCTGAAAGTCAAACGATAAAAGTTGCCGACTTAATTCACAACAGTCAAACTATTATTCCACATGACCAAAAGTTCTTCCATAAAGCATATAAGTATGAAAAACAATATATGATGGATGTTTTAACGAAGGCAGACCCAATCCTTAAAGGTCAAGCGCAATCAATGCTTGACGAATCCTGGGATCCAGTTAAATAACGACTGGATCTCCTTATTCCTTTTAGTTCTATCCATATTCCAAAATAATTCATTTTTTCTCATAAAAACTATTGACATTCGTTATGAGATGGTGTATAATAGTTGTATAAAATGAAAAAAGGAAAGGAAATTATGACTAAATTTGACAAGAACCAATTTACCTGGGATGGTATGTATTTAATGTATAGAGGCGATTATGTCGGTTCTAAAACAATGGATGAAGTACATCCTGACTGTCACCCTTCTTGGGTCGGTAAAGTAAAGCCTGCATTTATTGCTAGGAATAAGTATGGATCATTTCCCTACAAGTCATGGATTAATTGTCTAGTTGATAACTATACTGTTGAGGAATACCTTAAAGTTTCAAACGAACTATCTCCTAGAGAAGCAGTTAACCTTGTTGGATACTCTGGTAGAGGTAGGTATAACAAAAACGCAAATTTTGTGAAAAAAGTTGCTTAAAACTATTGACATTCGTTATGAGATAGAGTATAATAGTTGTATAAATTATGGAAAAGGTGGAAAATATGAATTATATCGTTAAACAAATTCAGATCCCAGAATCTGAAAAAGAATACCCAAACCTTTATGGTTGGGGTGGAGCTGAGGAGAAATCACCAGCTTGGAAAGCAAAGCTCGAAACTATGCACTTCAGTGAAGAAGATACTTTCGACATAAACAGTCTTCCCTTCTACAAAGACTGCTTTGAGGTTCAAGCGCAAAGCTTGGATCATGTATTTAGAATCACTAACCTATGGGATGAACCTGACGCAGTGTTCACAATCCAACCTGGTCACAGTACTTCAGTCGGTGATATCATCGTAGAGAAGGACACAGGAGATCATTACATGGTCTGTGACTTTGGTTTCAAGCTACTAGGAATTACAGGAGTAATGTCAAATGTCGCTTAATGAATATTTTGAATTTTTGGATGCTCTGAGGGAGTCAGGAACTATTAATATGTTCGGCGCTCCTAAAGTGCTTCAAGATGAGTTTGGTTTGAGCAAAGGAGAGTCCTACGAGATCTTCAAAGCTTGGACTGAGAATTTTAATAACTAATGAATGGAAAAGGAGTATAACTATGGCACATGAATTAGAAATGGTAAACGGTGTAGCCGCAATGGCATATCGTGAAAGTAAAGGAATCCCTTGGCACGGTCTAGGTGTTCCGGTATCGGATGATATGACTCCGATAGAAATGATGAAAGCTGCTAATCTTGATTGGACAGTTTCAAAGCAAAAATCTTTCATTGAACTTAACGGTGAAAAGATTGAGACAGGTCAAGAAGCCTTAGTCAGAGACACTGACGGCAAAATCTTGACGAATGTTTCAGGTAACTGGAAACCCTGTCAAAACTTGGAAGCTTTTGAATTCTTTAATGAATTCGTTGCTAACGGTGACATGGTCATGGATACTGCAGGGTCATTGAAAGATGGTCAAATGGTATTCGCAGCCGCTGATGTCAAAGATGGTTTTTCCTTATTTAATGGTGATGAAG